AAACAAATTTGTTTCGAAATTCGAGGATGACCACCTTGCGAATTTCATTAAATTATCCATGGTATATGCTGTCCCGTCCAATCGTTTCATCAATATAGATATATACATCAAATCACTAACGAAACTGATATAATCATTGATATCCAATTTGCCATCACCATCATCGTCGTATAAATTAAATATATTTTGGACAATCTCAATTAATATGTTTTCAAGGCGATTTTGGGCATTGAAAATTTGTGCCAGAAATTGAGTTTCATACGTATTTTCCATGATTCTGGTTACTGTTTCTATATTAGTGTTGGAAAAAGGATTTCGCGAATATTCTGCACCGGGCCAAGTCTTATCTAAGTTATCCGCGATTCCCTTTTACGAATACCAGGTCTTCTTTCGTCCAATAAACGTTTTCGTAGTGGGGCCACATGACATCACCCAATGCGTGCTTGTTTTGTTCATAGAAGGGTTTGCATTGTGGTCGAAACTCGACGTCGTTATAATAAGGCAGGAGCGATCCGATATTCCACCCACGCTCGATGATTTTTCTTGACATCAATACTTCTTTTTGCCATACCGCATTGTGCTTATCTGAAATATAGTGTGTATTACTAAATATCCCGCATTCGATTAAATATTCGAGGGTGGGTTTTTCCATGGAAAATGCATAGGATTGGAGGTGACTATAATTGTCGGGGTCGTCGCATGAATTTATCGTGCTACCGAAAAGTTTCACCGTATCTGTTAATCCTTGTATGAAAACTTGTGTCCATGATAAGGTGCTGTTTTTTGGTAAAAAGGGGCCGATGACCGAGGAGTTTACAAAGACGTAATTGTCGTAGTTTTTATAGTAATCGTGTAGGAGGAGTGCGTCGCTCCAGCCCCCGAAATCGATGCCGATGTTTTCACGGTGAAAGAATTTCACGTAGGATGGTATGTTGAATTGCGTGTTTTCGGGGGTGCGTATTTGAAGTGACTTTGTCGTGGGGTCGAATTCGATATGGAGTTTGTTGGTGTTGTTATTATAGATCAGTATGAAATCCGTATGTGGGTCTTCGAAAATGGCCGTGTTTATGAATTGTTCGACGCGACTTGTGTATTCATGAAATACGTATAATACTAGGGTTTTCATGGATTTGCGGTATATAGTATGTATATGCGAAATCGGTTTATGTGGTTGTTTTGTTCCGAATATATTGGGTGGAAAATCGGGGTGGAAAAATTGAATTCCATCGAGATCTTTGGTTTCGATTACCAAAACGAAAATGATGATGACGGAAGAGAACATGGACGCACAAACTGTGATTTCGGATATTACCGAAATCACATCGAATTCGGATGGTGACGATGCGTTTTATAGAAATAAGTTGTCGATAAATGTCACGTTTGAAACCGAGTTGAATAAACTAAACCATGATTATCTCAAGGAGAAGTGCCGGCAAAATGGGATTTCGATATCCAAGTTGAAGAAGCCAGAGTTGATTCTTGCGTTGATAAGTGGGTTTGATGCATTGTGGGGTGTGTTGAAGGAGAAGAAGATGGATGAATTGCGGGCGATATGCAAAGACTTGAATCTGAAGGGGATTGCGGGTGTCAAGAAGGAGGGGTTGATTCTGATGATTATGGCCCAAAATGCGAGTTGTAAATCGGCAATCTTTGTGTATCAATCGGAAACACCCCTGTCGAATATCGTGGAGAAGCGTCGTGTCCATGAAGATGTGGAGAAACAGAGAGCGGAAGCGGAGGAGAGACAACGGGTCGAAGCGGAGCGAGTCGAAGCACTTCGTCTAGAGGAGTTGGAAAAGCAACGGTTGGAAGCGGAGCGACTCGAAGCAGAGCGAGTCGAAGCAGAGCGACTCGAAGCAGAGCGAGTCGATGCACTTCGTCTAGCGGAGTTGGAAAAGCAACGACAAGAGGCGGACTCAAAGCAGTCGAAGCCTCTCGATGGGGAAAAGCGCAAGAAGCAATCCATTCCCAAGAGTGTGAAGACTCATGTGTGGGATTTATACATCGGTAGTCATATTAACGAACACCGATGCATTTGTTGTAAGAAGACATTGATCAAGGTCACCTATTTCGACGTTGGTCATGTCATTGCTGAGAAAAACGGAGGAACACTAGAAATCAGCAATTTGCGACCGATTTGTTCCGTGTGCAATTATTCGATGGGAACCGAAAATATGGTGGATTTTGTGAAGAAATATGGATATTATATCGGATAAGAGGATGGCCGAATTTGTATATATGTTGGGTATTTTTTCACATGCAAAAATGGTATAAAAACATGACTCGATAATATATTATATATTCTATTATGAAATTCGTCGCAACTATACTAAAAAAATTCCTACCCAAAGACCTGCCGAAACCTGTGGGTAGATGGAGAATCGAGCAATGTAATACGGCAATGAACCAGAAAATCGATTTATCCAACGAAGACCACTGTGGGCCTTGTGGTCAATATGCATTAGAAAAAATAAGTGTGAAAACTAGCGAAACTCTTGCGGAGAAACCCAAGTAGGCGGTGTTTTTATTATAGGGTGAATCCCTGTAAACTATGCGGAATTGGAGGCAGGTTGGGGTTGTTGTATCGTATCCGTTCTCACAAAATAATATTTCACCGTTTGGAATCGATTTCCATTGGGCAACGTCAGGTTATAACCACTTGTGACAAGTGTGTATTTGAGTTTGAGGATCGCCTTTGCGATTGATAACCAGGGGCGCTTTACTCTACCCGGTCGCTTCGCTCCCTCGATATAGGACTTGCTGAAATACTTGTATACATCGGGCAGGAGTTCCATGATGGCGGTTTGTTTTTCGGTGTCGTTATCGAGATCCAAGAGTGTCATGGCGGGCTGTTTGTTGATGTTTAATATCGCGACGATTTTGTCCAGGATTTCCAACTGCTCTTTTTTGTAGAGTTCCGATTTCAGGCGCATTTTGGGGGTTTCTTATATATAGAAGGTTGTTTTTAAGTCTTTTTTGTTTGTGTCTTTTTGTTTATGGGTGGATGGTTTCTATGTATTTATATTCCGACACCATACAAACGAATAGGACATATAAGGCAAGCGTTTTATCACAAAATCATTTTCTAAAAATCAACATAAAGATTTAGGCATTTATGTTTTATAGTAGTATAATACCCCATAATATTTTCTCCCAATAATTTATAGAATGGAAATTGAAGAACCCCCGCTCGAAAATGCTTTCATACCAACAATTCCCGATGTTGTATCGACAACGCCTTTGAAGAAAAAACAGGCAAAGCGTATGAAATATGATTATGCACTCCTTGAAACATTATGTAAGGATAACGCAATTACGTTATTGGAAGATTATTCTAACCGACCTATAAATAGAGACCTAATTATAAATGGAAAATGTCGAAATCAAGACTGTTCTGGAACATTTCGACTCGAGTTTCGTAATTTATATGTGAAATCAAGCGGATACTGTAAACCATGTATGTTGAAGGAATCTGCGGTCCGAGGAAAAAAGACATTTTTGGAAAAATATGGAGTAGATAGTCCAAGAAAATGCCCGGAAATTATTGAAAAATGGAAAAAAACATGTCTTATAAAATATGGATGTGAAACTCCAGGTCAAAATCCCGAAGTGAAGAAAAAGATGAAAGAAACATGTGAAGCCAAATATGGGGGTCATCCGTTAAAAACAAAAGAGATTCGAGAAAAAGGCAAACAAACGTGTCTTGTCAAATATGGCTGCGAAAACCCAGGGCAAAACGAAGAGATAAAACAAAAAATAAAAGAAACATTTGATTCCAAGTATGGAGGCAATCCGTTAAAAACAAAAGAGATTCAGGAAAAATGTAAGAAAACTCTACTTGAAAGATATAATGTAGAAAATATATCACAATGTAAAATAACAAACGAGAAAAAGAAACAATTATGTTTACAAAAGCATGGGAAAGAATATACATTGCAAGTTGAAAGTGTGCGTGAAAAATCCAAAAATACGATGTTGGAAAAATATGGATGTGAAAATCCAATGCAATGCAAATCTATCCAAGAAAAAGCAATACAAACCAATTTGGTGAGATATGGCGTGAAAAATGTATTTGAAAATTCGGAAATAAAAGAAAAATTAAAAAAAACAAACATGGAGCGTTACGGTGCAGAAAACCCGTTTGAAAATCCAGAAATAAAAGAAAAGTCTAGACAAACGTGTCTTCGTAATTATGGCGTTGAACATCCAATGCAATGCGCTGCAATTTCTGCAAAATCTTTAAAAAACGCGTATAAACTCAAAACATTCATATTTCCGTCCGGAAATGTAATAAAAACGCAAGGGTATGAAAATTTTGCACTTCAAGATTTAATTTGTGTTCATAACGTATCAGAAAATGATATTATCACCGATCGAAAGAAAGTTCCTGAAATATGGTATGTCGATGAAAATGATAAAAAACGGCGCCATTTTGTCGATATTTATATCGCGTCTCAAAATAAATGCATTGAAGTAAAATCGAGGTGGACAGTAAATATAGAAAAGGATTACGTATTTCCAAAGCAGGTTGCCGCGAAAGCTCTTGGATATATTTATGAAATATGGGTGTACAACAATGAAAAATTGGATGTGATTTACAAATAAACATTGTTTTTACAATTTAATCAACGGGTTTGTTGATAAAATTTACCGGTGGATTTTTTTAGTTTGTGTCCACTGCATTTATGCAGTCATGCTTATGCAATCGGCAGACCCCCTACAACATTTAGGCCAATTCCCATTCCGGCGCCGTTGCGCGCAGATGTGCCCATAGACGGGATGAAAACATCAAGTATGCTAAATGTGGCGGCGGCAGTCAACGCCACAATCACGATTTCCTCAACTTGCAACTGCTTTTTCGGCAAAATTACGAGCACGAGAGAAATTACTAATCCTTCTATGAGATACTTGATAGCGCGCTTCACGAGTTCGGTAAGATCCATTGTTCTTTATATAATACTCAAACAAAAAAATCACACAAAACCACAAGAAACATTTCCTAAATAATGTTTCCTCTGCAAATCACTTAAACAAAATTCGCTTAAGAACCTATAGAAAATGTCATCGTTTGAAAAGAAGACCTTGGAAAATGGCGAAAAAAACCCTAAATACGTAGACCTCTGTGACGAAGATGCCCCCATCGCTGGTCAAAAGTTCGTTTGCATGTCTTTTGTTTCCCCCGAAAAAATCCTAAAGAAGCGTGAAGTGTTCCTGTTCGAACAATTCATTCGTCAATGGGAATTTTCCAAGTCCATGGAACGCTACTTCGATTTTGTTCACTTTGTGGCTTACAAATACAATCTAAATGTGTCTCAATTGATCGATGATTTCAATGAGTTTGTTCGCGAAGAGTCGGATAAACTCAAGAAGTCGGGCATTGAAGACGATTACAAGAACTTTATGGATAAGCAAGAGGAGAAGGTGAACGAAAAGTTCAACCGCGAACATGCATTCCAAACTTCCGTGCGTGGCCTAAAGGTTCGCGGATGTTACGCCACCCAGGAAGAGGCCGAAATGCGCTGCAAAAAGGTGCGTGAGCAGGACCCGAATCATGACATCTATGTTGCACCTGTAGGTGTATGGGTGCCATGGGACCCCGATGCTTATAAGACGGGTCGCGTGGAACATATCGAAGAAGAACTCAACGCTCTGCATAAGGAGAAGTTGAAGAACGAGGAGATGGCGAAGAAGGAGTTTGAGGAGCGCATTCGCGAAACCAAAAAGAAGGCCATTTTGGAGAACATTGAAAACGCCAAGAAGAGTGGAAATGTTCTCACCCAGACTATGGATGAAGAGGGTAATCTTGTGGGTGTAAAGGAGACGGTGAACTTTGAGGATCGTGAGGTTTCTGAAGTGGAGTCGACGCAACTTCGCAATGAACTCTTAATGAACCAGGCATCTTCGAGTGTGAGTGCCGATGCGTAAATAATCAAAAGCACGTAAAATAATGTGGATATATATTTTCTTTTCTAAATATATATACAAAACACAATGAACACGCCCGATATTCAAGCCCAAGTAAATGCAATATTGAACAAGAACAAAATCGATGATCTCACGCGTTTTTTAGAGAAACGCCAATGCCTGAACCAAACGAATGTATGGCTCAACTACATGTTTCACTTTGTGCAATCCGCAGGGATTTTCACAACAACATTGGCTGCCGGATATAATATCAAGGAATTGGTGTGGGGTGGCATTGCATTAAATATCATTGCATCGCTTATTAATGTGTTCGAACAAACCAACAATACGATGTCGAAACGGATCATGAAAGATATCGTTGCGATAAAACAGGGCAAATATGTGGACGAAGGATTGGCGGTAGAGCCAGAAAAAGAAGATAGCAATGCGCAATCGAAAAACGCAGTGAATAGTGCTTCTGATAAATCAGTGGGTGATTCGCAAGAAACGAAACCTGTGCCCATGGCAAATGCAGCCGATTTGTCAATACCCTTGCTCGATGGAAACGTATAAGTGATTGATTATCGGTGCGTAAAAAAACAATATATACATCCTCCTCTTTTTATGGCCTTTTGATCATTTTATGCGAGCGAAATGAGTTGTGACCGATGATCTTCCATTGCAAATTGGGCATTTTCCTTGTTCTCATTGTCCGCGTCCCCTACAATGTCGTCACACTTCTTATACAGATGCTGGATATGCAGGTCGGTGTATGCCGGGTTTGTCTTACTGAAATGATGCGTATACAAGGAGATTAGGTCCAGGATGGTGAATCCATTGCGCTCCAATCTCTCCGCGATGATTTCAGCAGGAACGGTCAAGGATACATCTGGCCATCTCGAATGTGGCCCCTCGACGTATTCAGACAAGTCATCATCGTCGTCGTCATCATATACAATGTTGTCTGCGTTCTCTTGGTAATCCTCATCGCCCTCATCCTCCTCCTCCTCCTCTTTGGCCGGCTCATCGGTGAGCGGACTGCGGCAACAGGGGCAGGCATTGCTACGTGTCATCGCCATAGCGAGACACTTGAAACAGAACTTGTGTCCACATTCCGTGACACAGTTGTTCTTTTCACCGATCATTTCATAGCAAATGCAACACTCTGTGTCCAAGGCACCGGATTCAGACACACCGGAATCGGATGCGGTGATAGTTGTGCATAATATGCTTCTATCCGATTCGGAAGAATCGTTGTTCTCGGAACTCACAGAAATGATTTCATCATAGTCGGCATACATGCACCCCCCTGGCACCATATGGGCCATTTGGCCATCCTGAAAGATCGGCGAGCAACCCGGGCAGCAAGACATACTTTTATTGTTTGATGGTTTTTGATCAAATTCGATTTGGAAAAAAGTTTTTCAATTTTTTACCACCGCGCCCTGTGCCCACCGTTCATTGCATTCACCCTCGGATATATTTCGCAAAAAATTGAAATCTTTTTTTGCGAAAAGCAATTTGCAAAAACAAATCAAATCAAATCAACATCTTTACCATGGACGCTTACGCATTTCACCAAGTTCTTCGTAAACTGACCTCGGACACCAAGGCGCTGTCGAAGTTGCCCTGCACGGCAACGACATCCGAGTTCACCGATGCCGCTTGGAAACACCAAGAGTATTCGACATTGAATTCGAACTCCATTTCGCGTTCTGTCGTGAAAATGCACATGCATACTCTCATGCGCAACATCGGTGGCATGACCCCTATAAAAAACAAGTTTGGATATGTAAAGCGTATTTTGGACGATGCGTTTCTGCTCCCGGGGGCAAAAACCGAATTTCTAGATGCGTTTTGCAAGGCACAGCGCACCTACCATGCCATGTCTCGATTCGCATTCCTGTTTCGGTGGAAAAAGGCTCCTTATCGCATTACTGCGGATTTGATTTTGAACCCCATTTCAGAGAATCAACATAATGTGATTGCGATTCTACAGAACAATAACAAGTATTTGTTTACGACATTGGACCTGAAAAACATGTTGGAGACGTCGTTGTCGAATTCCCCCTATTTCTTTGCCGAACCGCTGGTCACAAAGAATCCTTATAACAACATGCCATTTGACAAGGGGATGTTGTATACGATTTATTTCAAGATGAAGCGGGGGTATTCAGTGATGTCGCCGTTGTTTCACCAGTATTTCCTGGCGAATTTCAACTTGTGCCGATTTCGCGCTGAGAATTCTGTTCTCATTCGCAAAACCTACATTGATAAATATGTGCGAAACACGGATGCCAATACATTGCGAGATGAATGTATTCGCATGTTACAGTCGTTCACTTGCACGAAGAAAATTAGGATTGATGATGATTTCCCGACCGAAAAGTTGATGAATATCTTTCGGCCTTATTTGCAGTTGTATTATACCTATTATTATACGTTGGACATAAATGCGCGCACAACCAGCCTGTCTTTGTTGAAGGGGAATTTGCTGAGATTTGCGGAGTTCAACCCGAAATTTGGGCGGAAATATCTCGCGCGATCCTCGGACAAAAAACTGGTTACGCATTTTAATGATAAACATGTGGACTTTTCGAAGACGAGTTATGAGAGTAATTTTGAAAAGAGTCATTTGGAAGTCGACCCGGAGGACTATGATGACACGGCCGAGTCCGACGACGAAGAGTCAGATTCAGATGATGAGGTAGACGACGAAGAGGCTAGTGTGGTCGAAGAAGGACAGGAGGTAGAAGTAGAGCGGGTCTGGCGTATTGGCGCTCCCATTCCAGTTCGCATTCACTTGAACTAAACGTAGTAGTAGTCATTTGTGTTGTATATGTGTATTTTTTGTCCGTTTTTATGCTTTACTTTTCCGATGCACAATAATAGTATTCGTCGTTAAATGTGACCTTGTTTTTTATGCTTCTACTCATCTTTGCCGGACTAAACTTCTCCGCTTCTGCCGCCTTTGCGATCGTTTCCCATGTTGTAATCAGGAAATTTTCTTTTACGGTTCTCTTTTCCACTTTTTTGCCGGTGGCCGATGTGGCCTTATGTCTCGGTTCATCGCTTCGTAGAGACAGCCCATAATATCCTTCATTGGACCCACGGTCCGTCCATACCGTTGCCTTTACCGCGTATTCACAGTCATTCAAATAGTCCTTCAGGTCTTTTAGATCTGTGTCGGAGGTTGGAAGGTCCACGGTCTTTTTCCAACGTTGATATTCCGTCAAGAGTGTGGAGTTCAATATCTTTCCGCATGGCGAAAATGCACAGACTTGGAATAAAAAGGTTTCCGTGGGATGGTTCGTATGCTTCTTTTTGTAGACCAATTCCTTTAGTTTCACGCCGATATAACCATGAACCACCTGATTTTTCGTTTGTATTGTCAAGCGGGAAGGCTTGAATCGAGTATCCAGATAGTTTTTGAGCGCATGGAACGTTTCCTTTTTCGGCTTTGTATGGCTCCAGATACGGAATTGACCTTCCATATTGACGGAGGACTCTTCCACGTCAGGTCGGACAATACACATGGCATCGACGAACTCGCTGAATTTCTTGGTCTGCTCGTCCTCGGGCAACGAGGCGTTTTGGTAGACCGATTGGTTGTCGGCCACGGCTACGGAAATCGAAGCCTGTTGGGTTTCCACGGTTTCGCGTAGTTCCTGTATTTCGACCTCCTTTTTTTCCAGGTCGATCTTTAGTTTTTCGAGTTGTTCCTGTAATGCTCTTTTTTCGGCTTCCAGTTCGTCATTTTGCTTCAACAAACGGTTGAAGTTGTCGATGCTATAGGTTTTCGAGTGAATAATGTCCTTGATGTGTTTCGTGAGTCTCTCGATGGTAAGATTTGCGTCATAAGCGATGATTTCTGTCTTTGTTGTGCCTTTTACTTCGATATGACGCATGTGACGCTTGATTTTGGGATGTGCCTTGATCAGGTTCTCGATTTCGACTTTGTTCTGGACACGGAATGCCGCGGTTAGAACGAAATTATCGTAGATCTTGTGGTGATTTTGGACGCGCGTTGCTAGGTCGTTCGTGTGCCCGAATTTGATCATGGTTTCCTTTTCCTCGTTTGTGTTGTCGATCGTACCGAAATAGATGCATTCCGTGTTGAGGGGGAATTGGGTGATGGTGGCTTGTTCTACGGCGCGGGATTTTTCTTTCAATAACTTGTTCTTTTCCTTTAACAAATTCATTTTTTCTTGTTCCGTTATTTCTTTCATTTTTGTTATGACGGTGTCTTTTTGTTCCAATTGTTTGCGTAATTCGTCCGTTTCTTCTTCCACAACCTTATGTAATACTTCTTCCATTTTCATGTAATACTCGTGGATTTCCGATGCCTTTTTAGTTTGGGCCTTTAGACACAAGGACTTGAAACACTTGATGGTGAGCATGATGATTTGACGGTTTTGACCACCCCATTTTTCCTCTTGTTTAACATTGGAGGGCGACGATGTTTCTGTGTTCAGACTCGCATCGGAAATGTTTCTATAATCAACACCTGGTTGGAAATGTTTTTCTAATACAACTCTTGCATTATATTTTTGTTGAAATCCTAACCATTTCCAAACGTTATCTAAATCGACAACGAAATCTAGGTTTTTGTCATAGTTCAAATAACAATAAAAACTACTCACGAACAATTGTTGTTCAAATCCAGTGAAAGTTTCTTGGATGTTTGTTAATAACTTGTTGTTATAGGTGGCGGAAAGACGCGAAATCGGGTTTTTTTCAATAAGATCAACGATGTTCAACTCGGTCATCTTATTATAAGTTTATTTAGTGTTTCTTCTTTAAGTCGTTTTGTTTCTAAACATTTAAAACGAGATTTTTAAAAGCGGTTTCGAATTTTAAAAGCACTTTAAAATCTCGCTCATGAGATCTCAGGAGCGAGATTCGCTCCATTATGCAGTGGTGTTTTTTTTAAAGATTTTATTTTATAAAAATCGCATTATCTGAACAGAAAGCGCTTTTCACCACTTCGTTTTCTTTACATTTATGGGTTGCGCGCTCTTCTTTTTCGACTTACTTGGGTCATATGCTTCGTCTTCATCATCCGATCCCATACTCTTCGAAATTTCCCAGAATTCTTTCGATCCCAACTTGAAATCCGGGTGGTCTTGTGCCTTATACCAGAAAATTTGGTCATTGAGTTTATTGGACTTGGCATTGTTGTTTATCACCAGGCACTCATAATTCTCCGTTGTTTGGTCCATGACTGCACAAAAGGACTCCAATGTTGGAAACATACTCGCATAATTTTCCCAGATCTTTTTGCGATTTACCAAATATGGTTCGCGCAGGATAAAAACGTAATCGATATTGGTGCGGAGATTTGGCGGAATGCCTAGAGGATATTGCATTGTGATGACCAACATAACCTTCCAGTGGCGACCATTCATAAATAATAGGCGCATGATCTTATCGCGGGTCCATGATTGGTCATACAAACAATCGTCTAAAATAACAAACGTTCTCGGATCAATCGTGGAACGGCGATACATTTCCACCTCTTTATTGACTTGCTTCAAAACCGTGCGCTGTCTACGGAGAACATTCTCAATAAGCGCTGTATTATATTCGTCATGAATAAACAACTTTG